TTAGTAGGAAACTTCTGACCAAAGCCATCACATTGTAAGTTACAAAGAAAGAATCTAATCCATGCAGTAGGTACACCTGTATAATGTCCTTCACCTTGTATTGAATGAAATATTTCACTATAGATGTACTTCTTATCCGTCATGTGTCTTCGCTTTCTCTACATTATATCCATTACCATTAGGAAGCTCAGTCCAGATAATAGTATCACCAGGCTTCCAATTCATAGTTTCTAATAGATCGTCAGGGAACTCTAAGAAGAGTTCTCCGTCTTTATCTTGTTCTACTTTTAAGAACTTCTTATCTAAAATAGCTTTAACCATAACTAAGCCTCATAGATAGCGCTGTTAGCTCCATGCTCTGAACACTCTACTGAATGTACCCAACATCTACCATCTGTTTTCTCTTTAATAAGATTATCAGCAAATACATATGCATGATAAGCAAACTTCTCAGCACCTACACCGTCAAAGATTCTAAGGTCAATAAGACCTTTCTTCTCTAGATCAAGAAAGACATCTATATGAGGATCAGCTTTATCAATAGCTGTCTTATGATCAAAGCTATCTTCTAACCATGCTTTGATAGGCTTTAAGCCTCCGAAGTCTACAGCCCAGTTTTTATTATCAAGATGATCACAAGCAAAGGTAAACTTAAACCCTAGACTATAACCATGTAGTAGATGACAATGAGAATGATCCGCATTAGGTTGACGGAACACCGCTGATAGTCCGATGTTATGTCCGTATGTTTTTGTACTATAATAAGGCAATTTGTTTATATCCTTTCAATTTCTTTATTCCTAAAGCCCAGTTCTCAGCAGCATCTTCCACATAACTAATAGAGTTATTAGGAAAGCTCTCTTCAAAGAACATAACATCATTATCGTCTAAATACTTAATAAAGGCAAGCTCTTCTTTGAAATCAAACCAGATTTCTGCCTTTCCTTCTCCGTGATCTGAATAGTATGTTGATAGATGCTTCTGACGACTCATGTGATTACTCCTGAATGAAATTAGATATGTTTGGATATATTTTACTTATGGCTTCAGCTGTTGCTTTAGCTAAGTCCATATGTTCTTTTTGCGTACCATTAGCTGATCGCAATTCGATATAATGTATCCATGATCTAATAGTTCCATTCACATACAAACGAGATACAGTATTACCTTCTGGTAGTACAACTCGTGCTTGTTCTTTAGCAATACCGTTTTCGATTGCCCATTTATAAGCAGTCATAGCAGAATGCCATACGTTACGCTGATGTTGTTCCCACTGAACATGTAGAGAAGTATCATCTGTTATAACGCTGTTTTGTCTATTCTTTTCATCTTGTAGTCTTGCTTTACGGATTACTACAGAGTCATCTAGGTCTCTGATATCAGCATAGCGTTGAGAAAACTCTTGAAATGAAAATGATCTATGTCTTAACAGCTGTCGAGCGATGTCTCTAGTTGTTGTAATTTCAATGCATGCGCTTGCCATTTCAAACGGGCTCCAGTGCTTATGCTTAATAAGGTACTCAAGCAGCTTGGGTGTCGTTTTCGTGTTAGATTGGTTCGATGGATTGGAGACACGGGCGCAATAAGCGACGAGGTCTTGGATGTTTTCAAGTCCCATAATTCCTGGTTCGCCTGAATGTACATGCCGTACGGGTTGACTGTGCGATAAGAGACGGGCATGCATTATCCTTGACCTCGAGACTTTTTATATGATCGACGTTTATGTTTATTCATTGAAGACGTTTTAACATTACCTTTGCCAATACTAGTCTTCTTACTGTTAGTGATACCTTTTTGTGCCATTTAGCTACTCCATTTTAAAATCTTTGAATCGTTCGTTTACTTGAGACTTATCGAATGCTGGTGTATCATCTACAACACCTTCAGTTGGATTATCTGCATCGAATAGTCTCATCTTAGCTCTATCAACGCCTAGTACAAATCGTTTATATCTACCAGGATCGTTATATCTATTTTTAAGCTGCTTAACCATTATCTGTCCTTGAGCTTCTAGCTCTTCAGATGATATAAGAGCAATCATTAAGTCAGCGGTAGCGGGTAGTCCAAAAGACTCGGACGTATCTTCAAGCCCAGGGTCTGAGCTAGTAAAACCCGAACGTGTCGTTTGCGTCGCAGAGAAGACCGGTACGTTGAACTCAACAGCAAGGCCACGTAACTCCTCGGCAATAGCTTTAATATACGTATAAGAATTGATCGATCCTCCCATAGCTTTCATACGAGCAGATGCACAGATATTAAGATAGTCAATAAAGATAATCTCCGGTACAAAGTTACGTTTAAGCTTTAGTTCGTTTAATAGCGCTCTGAAATGACTAGAGTTAGCCGCGCCTGTTGGATATTCTTTTATGATTAACTTACCATTAGTCTTAGAAGCAATATCATCTACCTTACTCTTGAATATAGGCTTAGCAATGTTCTCTAATTGATCAATAGGTATGTTAAGTAGATTAGCATCTATACGTTCAGCGATACGCTCTTCAGCCATCTCCATAGTAATATATAGGACGTTCCTACCTTGGCTTAGTATATTACCAGCCATATGACACATAAAGAGTGACTTACCTACTCCAGTTCCTGCGAGCGCAATATTGAGAGTCTTATTAGGAATACCACCTTTTGTGATTCGGTTAAGGTACTCCAGATCGAAAGGTATTCTTTCTTCTTGCTCATGATAGAAGTCATAACGTTCCTCTACATTCTCGATATAGTCGTGACCGACTGATGAGTCAAACGTTACTGCTAACGCTTTCTGTAACAAATCAGGTAAAGCGTTCTTAGTAAGCTCTTGATGCTTACCGTCAATTATAGAGATACTCTCCATAATCGCATTATGTATAGCTCTATCTTGACACCACTTCTCAGTAGTATCTTCAAGCCAGTCCTTATCTGCTTTATCAGATTTAGTATCGAAGATGTTAGGTAACATCTCCATAGCGGCAGTATACTGATCGTCATTGTAACGACCGCTCTGATCTATCTCAATCTTAAAAGCATCTATAGTAGGTAGCTTGTTGTATTTAGCAACAAACTTGCCTACCTCAAGAAACAATTGTCTTGTCACACCTGCAAAGTATTCAGGTTTAATAAAGGGTAGCACCTTACGCATAAACGACTCATCTATCAATAGATGACGTAGTATAAGCTGCTCTAAATTATTGTTCATTATCTTTCATTCCATTCAAGTTCTCAAACATTACGCTCTCTAGTATTTTACCTGCATATCGTTGAAAGTGCAAGTTATCAGTTGTAAGTTCTTCATCTGGACTTGAATGTAAGGTCACATTAAACTTCATCATATCAGATTTATTATCGATAGAGATCTCTCCAAAGGAGAATACTGATTCAATAAACTCTCCTTCTTTGATTCGTATATGCCAATGATCATCATCACCTGGGATTAACTCAAACTCTTTGTTCTGCTCGAACATACCTGGTATACTAACCATCAACACTCTCCACTATGTCATCCATACTTACTAAGGACTTATGTCCTATCTGATATTGCTTCTTTAAGAAATCTTTGAAATCTGATCCATCAAATATTGGATCCCAAAACGATTTTTCGAGCGTAGCATCGTATCTAACTTTACCTCCGATTTCGCCAGTTGATGGGTCAACCACAGCGTACCATCCGTTAGAAGGCTTAACAACATAGCCACCAGCGAGAGCACAATCCAAGAGACCAGAATACTTACGTACCCCACCCTCCCAAGAAACTGTAATAGGTATTTTTGACTTTTCTTTAACATAACGACTTTTCTCCACATTAATAACAAAATGATATCCTTGAATCTCTGTACCTTTTTTATCTTGCTGACGTCCTAAGATCCAGATATTATCTGCTGAGTAGTAGATACCAGTACCACCACCAACAACATCTTTAGGGAATAGACCAATCTCTTTATAGGTATGATTGATAGCAAGCATAGGTATTGACTTCATAGTAAGATAAGGAGTACACATACGGAATAGACCTTTAAGAGCCTTTGCACGTGACATATCTGCTACTGACTTCTCATTGATAGCGTCATCTAATTCTTTCTTAGATGCTAGGTTACCAATAGAGTCAATAACAATGATTACCTTATCAGCACGATCGATATTCTCAAGCTGAGATATCAAGTCAAATTTTAGCTCTTCTACGTTAGCAATAGGAGTATGTAAGATACGAGAAGTATCAATACCGAATTGCTCAAAGTATGATTGAGGAGAACCAAACTCTGAATCGTAGAAGAGCATTACGGCATCAGCATTACGTTCAAGATAAGCACCAGCCATTAATAAGGCGAATGATGTCTTAAAATGTTTAGAAGGTCCAGCCAGTACTGTTAAGCCTGGGGTCACTCCACCATCTACTGAGCCTGACAGCGCTACGTTTACCATAGGTACATCTGTAGGCGTCATATCCGTTTCTGTAAAGAACTTAGACTCAGACAGGATATCCGTAGTCTTGATCTTCGAGTTCTTTTTTAGTTTGTCCATAATTGACATGTTGTTGTTTCTCTCTCTCATCTAGTTCATATTGTTGTCTATAACTATTGTTTATTATAGCTGCTTCCTTTAATAAGGTCAACTGTTTATTATAGGTTATAAAAGCAGAAACGTCTTTAGGGAAGCATGCTCCACCATATCCTTGTTTCCCATCAAATCCAGGGACCTTGGTATGACTAGGCCCAATCCTATCATCAGCACCAATAGCTTTAATAATTGTTGCGAAGTTTGCATTTGTTTCTCCTATTGCATCGTATAGTTGATTGAAGAATGTTACCTTCATAGCTAAGAACGTATTGATAGTATACTTAACAAACGATGCTTCTTCTCTTGTCATATGATATGAAGGACATGGAGAACATAAGCTATATGTTGTATACAGCTTTTCTACTCTCTTTGTAGCCCATTCATCTCCTCCTAAGATATGAAATGAAGGAT